TCCATGTCGTGGGAGGCGCGACAGGCTCCGGCTGGCGGCCCATGCCGTCCTCAATGATGATGCTGCACTCGTCCCCGGTGCTCACCCGGGTGGCGATGGCCTGAAGACCTTCCCGCTCCAGCCAGCGACCGAACTTGCCCAGCGTGTCCAAATCCAGCTGCTCCAGCTTATCCAGCAGCACAAAGCCGCACTTAGGGTTGAGCTTGCGCACGATGGCGGTGGCTACAATGAGCTGCTCGCTGCCGCTCATGTTGTCCCAGGGCTGGCCCTTGTAGAGGAGCCTGCCGCTCTCCACGCTCAGGCCGGGCAAGGGCAGGTCGGCACCCTCCAGCAGGGCCTTCTTGTCCTTGTCTACCCGCGCAAGGGACTCGTTGAGCTCCCGATACTTCCGGTCCAGGGCTTCGGAGCGCTGCTGAGCCTGACGCTTGGCGGCGTTGATGCGCACGGCCTTGTTGGTCTCCTCGATGTTTCTCAGACTCTCCTCCAGCTCAGCGGTGGACTGGTCCTCCAGATCGGCGGCATCCGTCCGGGCCACTTCGAGGTCGGCGTCCAGAGTCCGGAGCTGGTCGGTGAGCAGGTCAATCTGCTCCTGCACGGACTCCCGCTCCCGCTCCATCTGAGCCAGTCGGTTCCGCTTCTGCCGGTTCTGCTCGTTCTGGTACAAAATGGTCTGCTGCTTCTGAATCAGCTCCATGGGGCTGATTTCCTCCTCCGGGGCGCCGGGTACCTCGGGCAGAGAGTCGGCGTGTGCGGCGGCCTTGCGCTGCTCCTGCCCGGTGTAGAGGCGTTCCTGGTAGAGGCGGCTGTGCTCCTGCTCCAGCTTGAGCAGCTGCGGCCCCACGCCGATGATCCGGAGGAGGGTGTCGGCCTTCTCCTTCTCGCCGGCGCGCAGGAACTTGGGCAGGTTCAGGGCCAGCTCAGCCACGAAATCGTTGAGCAGCTGCTGGCCGTGGCGGCGGCCCTCCGGGTCGGTGACCTTGAGGGCACCGGTTTTTCCGCTGCGCTCCACGGTCAGACCGTTGGAGAGGGTGAGCTTGATGCGGGTGGGGCCGCTGGCCCCCTCCCGGCGGTAGTTGTCGGGACGGTAGCGGTCGCCGCCCAGGGCCCACATGATGGCGTCCAGCACGCTGGTCTTCCCCTGAGCGTTGCCCCCGCCCATGATGGTGAGGCCGGAGGGCGTAGGCGTCAGGGTGACAGCCTGCACCCGCTTGAGGTTTTCGACCTCCAAAGCGTTGATTTTGATGGATTCAGGCATTGTTTTTGCCTCCTTGCTGTGGTATAGTGTAAATGGTTGTTTTACCCTTGCCGCCCTTCGGAGCTCCACCTCCGGGGGCGGCTTTTTTTACTGCGACAAGGCGCAGACCTCACTGAGACTCACGCCCTCAGGCAGCAGCTCGCTCTGGGCGTTGAGCGGGTGAGCATCATCGTAGACGCCCCACCATGCGGGACAGCCTCTCCGGGCCCAGCAGTCGAAGAACCCGAACCGCACTCCCCAGAGCATGGGGCAGGGCTCTCCGTTGCGGGTATCGTTGTTGTAGCAATCCGGATGCTCCCTGTAAAACAGGTACTTGTGCTCCGGCTTGACGGGGATGCCCTGCTCCAGGAAGTTGGCCCTGGCCTCGTCGGTGATGCCCAGCACCAGCACCAGCGTGCTCGCGCTGACCCTCATGCCGCCGTCGCCGATCATGCGACTGGCTGACAACTGCTCCACCATCTTGGCGGGCGCCCAATCCTTACTCAGTTTCATTTCGTTACCTCCTTCGGGATGTACCTCAATCCGTCCTTGCCATCACGCAGCCCATACCGCCGCAGGTACTCCAGCCGCGCCGCTGCGACGTCAGGATTCCAGCCGCACCGCTCGCAGTGGAATGTGGCACAGGCCCGCAGGTCCTTCCCGCCGCGAATCAATTGGCAGTCGCGCTCAAACAACTCTCCTCACCGTCTTCCGTCTCACCAGGTACTTCCATACCTGGGCTTTTCGTCCGCAGCCCTCGCACTCCCGCCGGAGGGGCGGGACGTTGATCGGCTCCACGCTGTACACCTCCCGCTGCTCCATGTAGCAGCTCAAACACAGGTACTTGTGCTCCATCACAGCTCCTCCTCCGGCTGGTCTGTGTACCGGGGCGGAAGCTCCTCCCGCCGGGCGCGGACCCTCGCTAAAAAGTGCCCGAACTCCCCGGGATTGAGCCTGCCTCTCGCGGCGGACACCACGGCATCCACCTCCACCTGCCTGGCCGCTGCCAGCAGCGCCCGCTCCGCATCCTTGTAGGCGCGGGACTTAAACACTCGCATTGTTCTCCTCCTCTCGTCTGTTCCACACCTCCACGGCGCCAAGCTTGGTGGATGCCGTGCCGCCGCTGGCCCCGCAGCTCTTGCAGTGGACCCAGTACACCGCACCGTCCAAGTGCAGGTTGCGGTACAGGTCCAGTCTCTGGGCCTCCCCGCAGAAGGGGCAGGGCCTACGGCGCGGGCTAATCATGTGCCACTCCCGCCCACCTGTTCCATGAGCGGTCCGCATCGGCCACAGTGCCGCTTGTGCCGCCGCACTTGGGGCAGGGCTTCAACTCAGTCATCGCCGTTCGCCCCCCTTCTGACCCCCGGAACCGTAACACACGATCCGACGCGCCTAATGAGTGTATGCATCCTGATCTGTTCGGCGTAGGCAAAGAGCTCCTCCGGCGAAACTCTGGTGATCTCGCAGACATGATTCATAATCTCGGCTGCGGTGTGTAGCAACGCCCATCCCCTGATGCCGCCGTCCAATGTCACGAGGACGCTGTTCCCGTCATCCTCGATGGTGATAGTCAGCCTCTTGCTCATCTCCTCACTGCCTCCCTCCACGGTGCCGCCCAGGGATCGTCCGTCTCGGCCATGATGCTGGCCATCCTGCTCCGACTCTGCTCCCGGAGCAGCTCCTGATACTGCCGGTAACCCGGCTGCGCCCTGCGCCACTTCCGGAGCTGACGCCGGACCTGCATCGCCGCCCTGCGCACCGCCGCGCTCAGCAGCGCGTAGACAACAGCGCCTCCCACAGCACAAATCAGACTGTGGATGTTGATAAAACTGTGAATCATGTGTGTTCTCCTTTCAAATGTCCGCTCCAAAGTACCGGAGCGTGGGGATCGCCGGGAATCTCACCCGTGCGTTGTAAATGTCCTCCGGATTCCCGGAGAGGATCGGCTCCCGCAGGGGACCGGGGAGGTACTGGGGGGCTTGCTTGGCCCACAGCCGGATGGTGTGGGCGCTGCAGCCAACCAGCCCGTGGATGTCCTCCGCCGTGAAGGTGGTCTTCCCAGCCCGGGCCTCTGCGGTGAGCTGCTCCAGCGTCTTGGCCCTTGCCATGGTCTCAGCTCCCCCTCTTTCTCGTCAGCGTCGCTGCGAACAGGGTCTCCTTCATCTGGCAGAGCCTGAACTGGTGTCCGGCCCGCTGCTCATCCATCCAGTCGAACCCCAGGGCTCGCGCTACCTCCGCCTCAACCCAGCCCTGCCAATAGAACCCACGGACCCACATGGCGCTCAACTCGGCATCCAACGAGACGAACCACATCTCCGTTTCGTGGTCGGCGCCACGTTCGGCGGCGTGGGTTATGATTTTAACTTGCTCCTTCATGGTGCTCACTCCTTCCCTTCTTCAGCAGCTTCGGCACCGCCGTCTCGTCACGCAGCACGCCACCAATGCAGAGCTTGATGCTGTCGATGCACACATCCCAAATCTGGGCGGCACCCCCCTGGGGCCAGATGCTCAGGTCAATGACGTGGCCGTCCTTCATCAGCCTGGTGAGGATCCCCATCACAATCTCCGCATAATCGACGCTGCGGCTGTCGCCCTCGTCGAAGGCCTTTAGGCTGGAGCGGATGTTGGAGACCAACCTCGCCAGCGTGGCCTGACTGATTGGTTTCTTCATGGTGCTCACTCCTTTCTTCTCTTCCCGCACTCCAGCGTCCGGCGCATCAGCTCCAGCACCAGCTCGTACTCGGAGTAGGTGCAGTAGGGCAGCGCGTTCACAATGGCGTTCATGGCCTTGCTGGCTGCCCTGCTGAACTGGTTGAGCTGGGTGGGCGGGATGAATACTCCATGCTCACGGGAGAGGCGTTCCGCCTCCTCCTCGTAGGTGGGTAGGGTAGTCATTGGTCAGCCTCCTTTCTGCGCCTGAATCAGTTTCCGACTATCCACGATGCCCCTGACGTACATCAGCAGGCTGGCCTGCTCCTCCCGGCTCATGTTGGAGATCGTCTGGAACAGCTCCTCGATTGTGGTCTTTTCCTTCTCGGCCATAAAATCACCTCCTTGTCAGAGTTAAAACTTAACTCTGTAAGAGTATGATACCATACTAGTCAAACCATGTCAAGCGAAAAATCAAAAAAATCTTTGACAAGTCAATAGACAGGTGCTATAATAGAGGTATCAACAGAGGAGGTGAACAATCCATGAACGAACGAATCCGAAAGCTGCGGAAAGAGGCTTTGAAACTATCCCAGGACGCCTTTGCCCAGAAGCTCAAAATCACAGCAAACTACGTCTCCCTGATGGAGAGCGGCGCGCGGGTCCCCTCGGACCGCACCATCTCCGACATCTGCGACAACTTCCACGTCAGCGAGACCTGGCTGCGTACCGGGGAGGGGGAGATGTTCCGGCCCATGACTCGCTACGAGGAAATTTCAAAATTCGCCGGCACCGTAGCCATGGAGGACAGCTTCCGCAGCGACTTTGTCGCCATGCTGGCCCAGCTCTCCCCGGAGGAGTGGGAGCTGGTTGAAAAAATGGCGCATCGCCTGATTGCAATGCGCCAGAAAAAAGAAGAGGGGTAGGCCAATGGCCTACCCCCGTGGGTATCAGTTGAGAATCGCCTTGACGAATTGGTAGATGGCCCGCAGCCGCTCCTCGCTGGCTCCGTCCAGCAGCTCAATAATCCGTTCCCTCATCGCTGTCCACCCCCTTTTTTCTCCATTCTAGCACACCCGTTCTATAAGTCAATGTCAAAAAATGAAAAAACTGCCATGAGTACCAAAAACCGGACTATCACCATCCGCCGCCGCATCTTTGAAATCATCGAGCTCGCCGCCCCGGGGGACCGTCTCAGCGCCCTCTACGACCGCACCATGATGGCCCTGATTCTCCTGAGCCTGGTGCCTCTCTTCTTCAAGGGGGGAGGGGTCCTTTTTACGGCCATCGACCGAGCCACCGCTGCGGCCTTTATCCTGGACTACCTGCTCCGCCTCACCACTGCGGACCTGCGCCGCCCGGAACAGGGAGCGGGGGCCTTTTTGCTCTACCCCATCACTCCCATGGCCCTCATTGACCTGGTGTCCATTCTGCCCACCTTTGCCCCAGTCAACGCCGGGCTCAAGCTGCTGCGGCTGCTCCGGCTGGGCCGCGCCCTGAAGGCGCTGAAGCTGCTGCGCTACTCCAAATCCTTTAACCGGATTCTCCGCATCATCGAGGAGCAGCGCAGCGCCCTGCTGGCTGTGTGCTGGCTGGCTGGGGGCTATGTAATCATCTCCGCGCTGATTATGTTTAACGCGGAGCCGGACAGCTTCCCCACCTTCTTCGACGCCTTTTATTGGGCCATGGTTACGCTCACCACCGTCGGCTACGGCGACATCTACCCCGTCTCCGCCGTTGGACGGGTGATCTCCATGCTCTCCTCGTTTTTGGGCATCGCCATCGTGGCCCTGCCCACCGGCATCATCACCGGCGCTTATGCCGCCGCTCTCGAACAGGAGCGGGAAAACGAAAATCCTTAACTCAACAACTCAACTCACTTACTTAGAGCTTATCCTAAAATTAAATTCGATGAACAGAAATCAGCTTACGCCAAACGATAACCGCGCAGGCGAATTGAACCAAGGCAAGATAATTGCTCTCCTTCTTCTCATAGCGCACCAGCAGTTTTCTGAAGCGGTTCATATGAGAATGAAGCACCTCGACAACCCATCTGCGTGCTTTAAAGTCAGGATTTTTCTCTTTTGCTTTCTTTTCTTCTCCACGGGGCACAATGTGAGGCTCATAGTGGTGGGCGGTCACGACATCCTGCTTTCCCGTGTAACCAGCGTCAAGGCAAAGATTTTGCGGACGCTCCTGTGTCACTTCCGGGCGTGTAATCACAATGCTGTCCAGAGTATCCGCCAGTAATTTGCTGTCATGCCGGTTTGCTCCGTCCAGAACAATCGACAGTGGAAGACCGTGTTCATCGGACAATACGCTCCGTTTTGTCCCCTTTTTTTCCCCGATCAGTTGGATTTGGCCCTGTTGCGCTCCGAGCCAGTGGTGCTTTCACCATGCTCCCGTCTACGCTTTGCCATTCCCAGCCGATTCCTTTCAAGTCATCGTATTCTTCCAATGCCGCCGCCCAGATTCTCTGAAAAAAGCCAGCTTCTTTCCACTCTTGAAAATACCTGTGAAGGCTGCTGCCAGAGCCATATTCTACCGGAACCGCCTTCCATTGACAGCCAGTCCGAAGCACATAGAAAATCCCAGACAACACTTTCCGGGGATCCAGTCTTTTTCGTCCCTGACCAGGACGATGACGGTACTGCTTGTGCGGGTCACGTCCTTTCGGAGCCGGTATCTCGGCCTTAACTTTCTCCCAAAACTCGTCGGATATTGTCCACGACTTCCCAACCTGTCTCTCTGCCATTTTTTCTCACCCTTTACTGTTTTTTCACATTATACCACACTCTTTTCAATTTTGGGATAAGTTCTTAAACTCGCTTAACTTCTCGCTTTAACTCACTTAACTCAGTTTGTTGAGTTAACTACAACTGTTCGGAATCTCCGAACACCTCACCGATTTGCGAGCGACATTTATGTCGGTCGCAAAAAACAAAAAACCGCCCCGGCGGTGCGGATGCCGGGACGGTAGGGCAGTGTATGTATGTCAGCCCATAACTGCCCCTCTATTATACCACAGCTATGACGCTGTGCAAGGGGGAATCATCATGATTTGCCAGAAATGCAAAAAGGACGCCCCGGAAGGCGCTGCCTTTTGTCCGTGGTGCGGGCAGAAGAACCCCGGGGAGCCGCCCCGCCAGAACCCGAAGCGCAGGGGCAACGGCACCGGCAGCGTCTTCCGCCAGAAAAACGGCTCCTGGGCGGCGGTCCGCGTGCTGGGCTACAAGATCGGAGCTGATGGAAAGCCACACAAGGAGACGGTGGGAAAATACGGCCTCAAGAGCAAGCGGGAGGCCGTGAACATCCTGGCCACCCTCACCCGGGAGGAGAAGCGCAAAGAGCGCTGTACCTTCCAGCAGCTCTATCAGCGCTGGGAGCCTACCCACAAGGCGGGGAAATCCACCATGAACTGTTATCACGCCGCCCTGAACTGGTTCCGGCCCGTGTGGCTGATGCAGGTGGCGGAAATCGACATCGACGATTTACAGGAGTGCATGGACGACTGCCCAAAGGGAAAGCGCACCCGGGAGAATATGAAGGCCCTGTGCGGGCTGCTGTACAAGTACGCCATCCCCCGGCATCTGGCCACCCTCAACCTGGGCAGCTATCTTGTGGTGGGCGGAGGCGTCACCGGTGAGAAGGCCGCCCTCCCTTTGGACGCTGTGGAGCGGCTGGCCTCGGAGATCGGGCGTGTGCCCTTCGCGGATTACATCGTCGCCCAGTGCTACCTGGGCTTTCGCCCCTCGGAGCTGCTGGCCCTGGACGCCAAGGACTACGATCGGCGCGGCCGCTTCTTCCGCGGCGGCGCCAAGACGGAGGCGGGCAAGAATCGGATCGTCACCGTCTCCCCGAAAATCCAGCCCATCATCAATCGGCTCACCCGGAACAAGGCAGCGGGCCCCGTCTTCTGCGACACGGACGGCACCCCGCTCAGCATCAGCGCCTACCGCTCCCGCTTCTACGACGCCCTGGAGGCCTGCGGCATCGACAATCCCACCACAGAGGTGGACGGTGTGAACCGCCGGACCTACACGCCCCACAGCTGCCGCCACACCTTTGCCACCCTGATGAAGCAGGTGCAGGCCCCGGATAAAGACAAGCTGAAGCTCATCGGCCACACCTCCGCCGAGATGCTGCGCCACTACCAGGATAGCGATATCGAGAGCCTGCGCCGCATCACGGACGCCCTGTGACATCAAGCAATCATCAAGCAATAGGCGAGTTTGCGACAGTGCGCCGCAGAATTAAACCGCCACGGAAAAGTACAAAAAAAGGCCGGAAACTTACGTTTCCGGCTCTTTTTTATCCGAGTGTTGAGATTCGAACTCAAGGCCTCTTGAACCCCATTCAACCAAAATATTTATTTTCCCCTCAGATTTGAGCAAAGAATCTCCTGCATCAAGCAATCATCAAGCAATAGCCCACCCCCCGGGCACCCACCCGGGGGGGGGACCTTTTTACACCTCCCTCCTCAGCAGCCCCAAACACTCCTGCATCATCAGCCGCACGTACAGCGCGCAGGCAGCGGGGTTGCTGCACCAATACTCCGCGGTGCGATAGGGCACGGCAAAGCGCTCGGCCAGCTTGCGCTGACTCATCCCGGCGTCCCGGGCGATGTCCTTGGGTGTGCGGTGGACCGCGGTCCACAGTTGGGCCAGCCACTCCAGCCGCTCCGGGGGAATCTCCGCGCCCTCCTCATCCCCCCAGATGGAGGAGAGGGCCAGATCGGACACATAGGCGTCCCGGTCGGTGTAGTTCTGAGCCTCGTCAATACAGACTTTATAGATTTTCATGGTGGTTCTCCTCCTTGTCTCTGCTGGGGGCCAGAAGCCCCCAATCTTTGTAGTGGTACGCCCCCCGGTTTGGGGGAATCTTCCCCTCCAACGTCCGGGCAATCGCCTGGAACCCGGCTCGGATGCGCCTCGCGCTCGCCTCCGGGTCCGTGGATTCCGGCTCAAAAAGCCGGTAGTTCTCCCGCGCCCAGTTGGAGAGGCTCTCCACCTCAATTAGCTGGCCGCTCGGGGTAACCAGCAGCCAGCGGCGGGCAAGGCGGTGCTGTGCCCCGCGCTGGTTCGCCGGATTCTGCAGGGCTGCGTCCGAGGCCAGCTTTGCGATGGCCCGGAGCTGCTCCGGATGCTCTTGCTTGCGCTTCTCTCTCGCCCTCTCCAGCCGAGCAAGGCTCTCATCGGTGTGCAGCAATGCAGCCCCGCCCCGTGCTGCAACGGCGCGGCGGGCGCGCTCAGAGCGGCAGGCGGGGGAGCAGGTAACGGTTTTGTCGGAGGGAGGGCAGGGAAACGCCCTCCCGCAGATGGGGCAGGTTTTCAGATTCTTCATATCTCACCTGCTGCGGACGGTCTCCAGGGTCTCCCAGTCGGAGTCCCATGCGCTTGCGTCCTCGCACATATCGGTGAAGTCCTCCAGCGTCTCCGGCATGCCCCAGCCGAAAACAACGAAATCGAACCTTTCACCCCAGTCAGCGGTGTTGCTCACCAGAAGGGCAGGCTGTCGCTTGCTCTCCTGGTAGCCGTCACAGTCGGCGATGGCCGTGCAGGGCTTGACGGTGTACTCTTTTCCGTCCAGTTTGAAAATTTTCTCCATGATTTTGCTCCTTTCTTGTGTGGGGTGTTGGTTGCTCATCCGGTGGTGGTGTGCAATCAGAACGCCAGGCTCCTCACAATCTCGTGAGCCTTGACGGCCTCGGCGCTGAGCTTGCGGGGAGCGCCGAATATGTTGCCGCTCTTTACGTCCAGATAGCCGATGTTGCTCATGCCATGGTTGATATAGATGCGATCCTTTCCATAGCTCTGCCAGCGGCGGAGGGTGAAGGTGCTGTAGCCCACGGTGATCTCCATGCCCTGACGGAAGGCGGTTTCCTTCTGGGCTTCGGCGGCGGCTTCCTGCTCAGCCTTGGCTCTGGCCTGCTTGGCCTCAACCCAGGCGATGTGGAGGCACTTGCCAAAGCTGTAGTAGCTGTTGCAGCGCTTGAGCACCCAGGCCCGCTTCATGATCTTGCTCAGATTGTACTTCTTCATGATGTGCTCCTTTCTGTGGTGCCCTTTGGGCTTTGGCGTGTCCCTCTCTCTTTTGTATCTATAGTATACCGCAACCTTTGCGGAATGTCAAGCCCTTTTCCGCAAATTTTGCGGAATTTTTTCTCCCCCCACAAAAAAAGAGAGGCCGCCGCAGCAGCCTCCCCTATCTGTTTACGCACCCTCCGGCACAATCACGCACAGAATCTCGCTGTTGAACGGATACCCGCCCGTCCTCAGCCAGTCGCCGGAGCCCTGGTACTTCTCTCCGACGCTCTTGTTGCAGCTCCAGATTTTACCGTCCCCGGCGCTGACGCAGGCGTTGGAGTTTTGGATGTACACGCATCCAGCCCTCCGCCACTTCTCCGGCAGCTTGGCAAACCTCTTATTAGCCCAGTACACCTTGCAGTGCTTGAGCTGCTCCGTGCCCCTCACCGCGTCCGTGATTTTCTTCTTCCCGGACGCCTTCTTCGTGTGTGTGATGCACTTGCCCTTGGGCAAACACCCCGCCTCCTGGAGCACCAGCGACGCCATCAGGTGGCAGTTCAGCTCGTTTTGCCGCTTGAACTCCTCCAGCGTGGTCACGCGCTTTTGTACCCCGGAGCCGTGCTTTTTGCCCTTGGCCAGCGGATAAATCCTCGCCGCTGCCTTTGCCGCCTTGGAGCGGTAGTTGGTGGGCGCTGCGGCCTTGGCGGTGCTCTCGGCGCCCCCGGAGGGGGCGGAGGGCTCCACCGGCTTCGGCTTCTCCTTGGCCTTGGTGAGCGCGTCCCAGGTGTCTTTGTCCACAGCGCCGGTCAGCTTGAGGCCCGCCCCGAGCTGGAAGGTGATCACTCCCGTGATGGTTTTCTTCCCGCAGATACCGTCCACGGCCCCGATGCTGTATCCCAATCTCACCAGCTCCCACTGCACGGCCTTGACCTCATCGCCGTGATTTTTCCAGTGGACCAGCCTCAGCGCCAGCGCCTGCTCGTTGCTGGTGATGGTTTTGGTGGGCGCGGGATAGGGGTTGCCCCCCGTCCCCGGGGAGGGGGAGGCGCTATTAAACATCCTCAGCTCCGCCTCCCGGCGCTCCAGCAGCCCCTTGACGTGCCGCCCTCCGGCCTTGTCCCACTTGCACCACGCCGCGCGAATCTCCGCGCGGCTGCGCAGGGGCTTTTTTGGGTTCCCGTCCTCGTGGAGGATGTGGAGGTGGCCCAGATTGTAGGCAAAGCTGCACAGCGCGTCAAACTCGTTTTGGCTCCAGCAAAACTGCTTGTCGTAGGCCTCCACCATAGGGGCGTACTTGCTGTTGATGGCCTTGCGGAGCCAATCGTCCGCCGTGGCCTGGGAGATTTTCATCCCGGCCTTGACGCTCTTGCCCGTGATGGACCTGTCGCAATTGGTAGTGCCCCAGCCGATGGTCCACACGCCCACGCAATCCCGATAGGCCCTCAGCTCGCAGCCCTCGAAGCGCTTAATCAGCGCCAGCCCCTTCTCACTGATTTTCATCCGCGTCCCCCTCTCCGGTGTCCCACCACGGGGGCACGTCTCCGGCATCTCCGCTCCCGGTTTCGCTCCCACTTTTCCCATTTTCGCTCCCGGTTTCGCTCCCACTTTTCCCATTTTCGCAGGGGCCGAGCTTGCTCGGCCCTACAGACGTGGTGGTGTCTGTGGGCGAGTCATGCCTCGCCCCTACGGAGGGTGGAGCGGCGTGCGTCAGTCCAAACAGCGCGCACAGCTTGTCCGGCATAATCTCCGGGTTGCCCTCACAGATATTCTCCAGAGAGCTCACCAGCTCCATCAGGATGATGTACACGCACACGCCCCCGCCGACGGGCACGTCCATCCCGATGTCCACAAATTTCTGTGCGTAGTCCACGAGGAAGCCCGCGCACATCATCAGCAGAAGGCCCGCCTTGTGCCAAAGCCCCTCCCGCATAATCTTGCTGGAGAAATGGCGGGTGGCCCCGGCCTTGTACAGCCCGGTGACGTAATCAAAGGCGATAAAGCCAAAGGTAATCAAATAGCCCATAGCAATCCCTCCTCAGGAACTGGCCAGCACGGTTTTGAGCCTGTACTTAATCGCCGCCGAGTCGTTGGCGGGCACGGTGACAGGTGTGTCGAGCACCGTGCGGTCCAGCAGCAGGTAGCGGCTAGTGGAAGAAAAGCTTCCGCCCTGCGTATCAGCCAGCCGGAACTGCTGCACATAGCCAATCTCCCGCACTGTGATGTCGCTGGAGGTGGTGTTTGTGAGAGTGAATAAATACTCAATATAGGGATTTCCGGAGCTGTCCACGTCGCAGGTTAGTGCAGGGGAGCTGGCGCTCATCCCGTTGGTGATTTGAGTCTCCAACTTGTAATCATCCTCTGTTGCAGCCGTGTTCCCGGTTCCTATTTGAATCCCGTTAGTGTTCGCACTGAAAATTACAGAAACTGATATAGACTGCGGGAAGCTGTTGTTGCTGTAACAGCACATATACCTTGTGGTGCCACCAACATCTTTAACACTGAGCAGCCCCTTCCCGCCTGAGGAGCTATTGCCGCTTGAAGTCATCTGCAGCAGCGTTGCAATCCGGGCCTTAAAATTTTTTGTAATCATGTAGCACTCTCCTCCGCTGTATTGCTCCAGCTCATCCCAAGGGCCTCCAACGCAAATCCACCCACGAAAATCCCAAGCGGCAGCCCTCCGCCGCCTCCGCCGGAGACGTTGACCACCAGCGAGCTGATGAGGGTGGTGTCAATCGTTCCATTCTCCGTCACCGTGTCGCTCCCCTGCGCCACCAGCTCACCGTTGGAAACCACCTTGCCCTCGTCCGCCGTGGCGTAGCTGTTGGGAACATCCACCGTAATCGGGCTGTACCCGTCCACCCCGGAGGGCGCGGTATAGGTGCCGTTCTCCGTGATGCTCTTGCTCTCAATCACAGCGCTCCCCCCGCTGGGAATCGCCGCAATCGCCGCCGCCATCTCGCTTGGCTTATACACCGTGCTCGTACCGTTCTTGGCCCGTATCGCCGCCGCAATCGCGGCAAGCTCCGTGTTTTTAATCCGTCCCTCTGCCATTAGAACGTTCCTCCTCCGCCGCTGCCCTCGGTGCCGCTGCTGCTCTCCGTGGTGTGGGCGCCCACGGTAATCTCCATCGTGGTGCTGAGCACCTTCCCGTCTCCCGGTCGCGCCCAATTGAGGGTGATGCTTTGAGTTCCGCCTGTCGCAATATCTCCGTAAAGGCAGGTCCACGCTGCCTCCCCAGCCTTGTTCTTATATTGATTGGCGTCACCGCTGTAATCGTTGGTACCGTCCGCAGATATAAGTTGGCCCACGTATGATAAGGGAAAAATCCAGTAATATGCAGTCTTTCCACCAAACGAATAATATGCGTTCGTGAATACGTCATTTGTCATTGTATGTTTATTCCCATTCACTTCCCATCTGTATGTCACAGTCCCAGTCTCGCCCTGCGTTTTTGAGAATGCCACATAAATAACGTCGCTATTACTCGTTTTACTCGGGTCTGTGAACACAATAAAATCGCAGCCGGAAACGGAATAATAATAGTCCACCGTCGTAGTCGCGTCTTTTCGTTTGCGCGAATGGATTTGAGAATCGCGGCCAAAGATAATTGGCTGCGCAATCGGAGCTGTGTCCAAGTCTGATGTGGCGCTGTCGTGGCCCCCCGCCTGACTCGCGTTCGCCGTGGTCGGGTCACAGGAACAGCTCACGTGCCCGTTTGGGTGGTCTGCGTCCGTCCATGTAGTCCCGTCCGCCATTTTTGCCACAACAACAGCGCCGCTCAGGTCGATGCTCTCCCCGTCGTTGTAGTCCGTCTTTGTCGGGGGTGTTACCAGCACAATGCTGCTGGGCAAGGGCGTGTTGACCAGATTGCCGTCCTCATCCACGCCCACCACAACATCGTTCCCCGTCTCCGGGTCGGTGCCCACCACAGCGCTCCCCGCCCCGCCGGGCTTGATGTCCCCGCCCGTGGGCTTGCCGTGGGAATCCGCGCTCCCGTTGCCGCCGCGAACATTTACCGTCACCTGAGAAAAGCCAAGTTTCCCGTCATTGCTGGCGGGATAGGTTCCGTTCTGCGTGATGTGTTTGGCGCCCAGCTTCACATCATTTTTGCGCACGAAATACTCCGTGCCGCCGCCCTGCTTTTTGACCTCCAGCATCTGGAGGGTCAGGCTTTTGCTCTCGCTCCCCTCCTTGATGGTGTTCGTTCCGCTGCTCCAGCTCATTCAATCACCCCCACAAGGACGGTCTCACCGTCCACCGTTTTTTCCTCCACGCTCCACTCGTCCACACTCAGAATCTGGAGAACCCCGGTGCTGCTGTTGAGCACCAGCGCCTTGTCCACGTTTTCGTTGTCCGTGGTGCCGCCCTGCGCCACCGTGCCCTCTGCTGACTCGTTCTCCGGGTAATAGATGGTCCGCAGCTTGCCGGTTGTTATATCCGGATAAATATTCTGAATTTCGTAGTGATACCCCACCGGAAGCTGATAGGTCCGCCGGGCCAGCTCAGCCCCCTGGTACAGGTAGCGCAGCACCAGCGGCGCGGACTCCGCCTCCGCGCAGGCGGTGAGCCGTACCGTGCTCATGGCCTGCTTGCCCGCCCGGAAATCCATCCGGTCGGCGTAGCCGCTGACAAGGTTGTATTTGTCCGCATAGATTTGGAGTTTCTGGCCGGGCCAAAAGCTCCCGTTGTTGAGGATGCCCGCGCTCAGCTCCGGCGGCGGGAAGTAATATTTTGCCATCCGGGAAAGCACATCGTCCACGTTGTCGGCGTTGATAAACATCACACCGGAGGCGTCGATGATGTTGTCCGGCGTCCCCGCCGGCGGCCTGCTGTTGGTGAGGGTGTGTACCGTCCTGTGGACGATGTAGGTCGTCTCCCCATCCGTCACCGTCTCGTCCCCCTGCGCGGGGGTGCCCTCGGTGAAGCTGAAGGCCGTGGCCCGCACCGCCGTGACGTAGTCCTTGTGGGTCACCTCCGGCCTCTTGTAGGTGTCCCCCAGTGGCACCAGCAAGGGCGTTTCGTCAATCGGCAGCACAGTGCCCTGGTTTGGGCCCCAGTCGCAGACGTAGCCGCCCACAGCAAAGAGCAGCCACGCCAGCCGCTCCCGCTTGCTCTGCTCCGGTGCGAAGCCGGAGAACCGGGCCCCCGTAAAGCTGCTGTCCACCGTGTAGCCCTCCGGCAGCAGCAGCTCCAATGTGTAGACTACCTCCTCGTCCTCGTAGAGCACGGCCGCGTGGCGGAGCTGGTCCAGCTCCGCGAGAAAGCTCTTGAGCTCCAGCCGCACCTTGCCCGGCGCGATGCGGACGGCCTTTGTGATCCGGCCCTTGAAGTAGCTGGTCCCCACCTCGTCCGCAAAGGTGGCGAAGCCGCCCGGTTTGATCTCGTCCGTGGTGACGATGTCCACCGACGCCGTGCTGATGGGCACGGAGGCGGAGGCCACGTCCGTCTCCACGGCCAGCGAGAAGTTCTCGATGGTGTAGTAGTCCGTGCCGGAGCCGATGATTCCCGGAACGCCGTTGACGTTGATGAACATCCGCGCACCCCCTCACCAATAACTGTCGCTATAATCGGGAAGGCTGCCGTGAACCCAGCCGCTGGCAGCAGTATAGGTCCATGTGTCTCCAACTTCACCCTCACTCAGCTCCGGCAGCGGCGTGCGCCCCCGGGTGAGTACCTCGTCCAGGTCCATGTAGCGGGTGGGGCCGTTCGCCGCGATGGAAAACTTGACTCCCGCCCAGTAGCTCCCGCCGTCCGGGGTGGGATAGCGCAAATCCTCAACGCTCTCCACCCGGGCCGTGAGGGTAATCGCCCCCTCGTTGTAGGGCATCACGAAGCTGTGTCCGTCCACAGGTGCTGTGAGCACCTCATAGAGCTGCGCATACTCGCCGCGCTTGTCGTAGGGGCAGACCAGCTCCACGTCGTAGCTCAGGTACTGACCATCGACGTCATTGAAATAGCTCCCGTCCATCATCCAGCCGGAGAGGTCGCTGCTGCGGACCTCACTCGTCCGGGCGATTTTGCACTCCACCGGCCACACCACGCCGTCCACGGAAAAGCTCATTTACACCGCCCCCTTTGCCAGCCGCACGCCGATGCGCTGCCGCTCCTCGTCGCCCAGCTCCACAATGGCCCGGGCCAGCTCCGTGCGATCTAGCATCAGAATCACCGTCTGCGTCCGGGGTGCCGCGCCCTGTGTCTGCGCCGCCTGATTGCTCCCCGCCGCTGCCGGCTGCGCCGCCGCCGCATAGCGCCGGGCCGGGAAGCGGGTCAGGCTGTCCCCCAGCTCCAGAGAGTCCTCCAGCGCAGCGCTCACCAGCCCCGCGTTGGAGCGGATGCCCCCAGCGTAGAGCGCCATCATGTCCGGCGCGTAGGTGTGAAAGTTGCTCAGCGGCCCGGTTTTGGGCTCAGAGAAGCCGAGATAGTCCCGAACGGTCTGCGCCACGTTTTTGACGGTGCTCACCAGAGAATCAATCCGGCTCCGGATGCCCTGGATAAACAGGTCCAGCAGGTCCGCGCCGGAGGCGTAGACCTCGGAAAACCAGCTCTGCACACCGTACAGGAAGCGGTCAATGGCATCCGCGCCCATGTCGGTCAAATCGTCCAGCGCCTGACGGATGCCCTCCAGCAGGGTCTCCAGAATGATGAGGCCCGTCTCCAGAATCACCGGCAGCAGGGTGATGATGGCCTCCGCCAAATGGTAGATGATGGTGGGGGCCATCTCCACAATCACCGGCATGGCCTCCGCAATGCCCTGGGCCAGCGCCACCAGGATGTCCAGCGCGCACTCGATGAGGGTGGGCAGATTTTGAATCAATCCGTCCACAAACTCCAGAATCGCCCGGACGCCCAGCGGAATCAGCTCCGGGAGATTCTCCACCAGCACGTCCGTCAGGGCCTGCACGATGCCCACCGCCGCCGGGATGATGTCCGGCAGCCGCTCCACCAGCCCCCGGACAAGCGTCATAAACATCTCGCCGCCCAGCTTGAACAGCCGGGGGAGGTTGTCCAGAATCGCCGTGCCCAGCTTGTCCAGAATCTCCCCGCCGATTTGCATGGCCTTGGGCAGAATCCGCTCCGCCGCGTTGATGAGCTGGTCCACGCCCCGCTCAATCTTGCCCGTGCCCTTGCGCCCGGCGAAAATGTCGCCGATGCCGTCCATGATGCCGCTCAGGCCCGGCAGCACCTCCGCAAGCAGGTTGCGTCCCACGCCGGAGATGGCGGTGTGCATATCCTGAAGCGAGTCCTGAAATTTGGCGGAGGCCTTGACCGCCTCGTCGCTCATCACGCCGCCCAGCTCATGGACCCGCTGCCGCATTTTCTCTGTTGCCTCGGCGCTGGTGTTGAGCAGGGGCCCCAGCTCCGTGGCCCCCCGGCCCAGCAGCTTGCCCGCCAGATAAGTGCGCTTGGTGGTGTCCTCCACGTTTTGCAGCCCGGAAATCGTCGCCTCGAACAGCTCCTCCTGACTCATGGAGGCCACCTGCTCCTGCGTCAGCCCCAGCTCGCCGAAGGCCTTGTTGCCCGTCTCCGCCGCATTGGCCAGGGTCTTCATCCCCGCCTTCATGCTCTCCATGCTGGTGCCGGAGTGCTTCATGATGGCGTCCCACTCCTGGTACTTCTCCGCGCTCAGGCCCATCTTTTGACTCATCTTGTCGATGTTGTCGCCGTATTGGGCCACGTTGCCCGCAGCCGCGGCAAAAGCGCCCCCGGCAGCGGTGGCTCCCGCCCCGAGCGCGCCCACGGCCACCCCGACGCCCTTGCCCAGAGTGCCCAGCGCCCCGGAGAATTTGCCGGCGAAGCTGCTCCCGGCGGCGACGCCCTCCTCGCCGAACAGGCCCTCCAGCTTGCCCTTGATGCCCTCCGCAGAGGGCAGAATCTGCACATAGGCAGTGCCGATGTTGGTCGGCATGGAATCACCTCCCTTTTGTCAGTGTGGAGTGTTGAGAGTTGAGAGTGGAGTTTTTTGCTATACTCAGCCGATTGCGTTTTAACGCTGCGCCCTCTGAACTCGAAACCGGGAGAGGAAAAGCTGCAAGTCTCCTCGCGCTAATATCTCAACTCTCAACTCTCAACACTCGTAACTAAGCTCAACTCTCAACACTCCACACTGTCACGCCTCCCACGCTGCCCGAAACGCCTCGGCGCTCTCAAAGCCCCGCAGCGCGTTTGTCTCCTCCTTGGTGTCCTGCCCCATGAGGCGCGACAAAACGCCGTCCGGGGCCCGCTCGCCGCGCTCAGCGGCCACGCTGCCGCGCCAGAGCAGCAGCTCCAGCACATCCGCGCACTTGGCCAGCAGCAGCGTCTCCAGCGGATGCCGCAGCCCCGACACGCGGCGCATGCACCGGCTTTCCTCCGGCAGACCCGCCGCCAGCGTCGCCGCCAGCCGCAGGGGCAGCCCCCGCCAGTCCAAAACGTGATAGTACTGCGCGAAGTCGCAGATCAGCTCCTCCTCGCCCCCCGCCAGAAGGGAGGCGAGGATCAGGAGTTTTTTGCTGCGCGCTGCCCCTTGATGGCCTTGAAAATCTCGCCGATCTCCTCGGTGACGGCCTCCGTGCTCACCCGGCCGCTCTCGCCCCGGCAGTGCTCCATCAGCCGCTCCTCCTCGTCGCCCAGCAGGCAGGCCACCACCTGTATCACGGCCAGCCTGTCGCCGCGCTCCACCGCCGCCACGCTTTTAAGCAGCTCGTAGTCGTCCGCCACCGCATCCAGGTCAATGTTGCAGCGGAACCCGCTCTTTGTGGTGATCTCCATGGTTTACCCTCCTTTTGCCCGGGGTGCCCCATCTACACCCCGGGCGTTGTGATCCTGTTAGCCGCCGGTGGTCTCGCCGCCGGACTCTCCGCCGCTGTTGTCGCCGCCGGTCTCGCCTCCGGTCTCGGTGCCGGTGGTCTCGGTGCCGGAGCTGGCCGCCGCCACGGTGCCCTGCTTGATGTACTCATACACCGTGTGCCCGGTGGAGTCCGCGATGGCCGTGATGGTCATCTCGCAGCCCACCAGCTCGTTGTCCTTGTACACCCGGTCGCCCAGGGCCGTCACCACGCCGTCCGGAATCACGGTGCGCAGCTTGGCGTTGTCCCGGCCGATGGCGTCCACCACAATGGAGCGGTGCGGACGCTCCCCGCCGCCGCTCTTGACGGTGATGCCCTCGGCAAAGCTGCCGGTTGCGTCCCCGTAGGCCATGGCCAGCGCCTCCACATTGGCAAGGTCCACCACCTTGAGCTTGATGGTCTCCGTGTAGCCCTCCGTGGTGGTGGCCACCACCGGGCCGCCCCACACCTTTTGCTCCGTCGTGGAGTCGCTGCGGGAGCGCGCCACGCCGTCCGTGCTGATGTAGCCCAGCGCCGTGAATGCCTGGTTGAGGGTCTCCGCCGTTGACGTGGGCAGGGCCGTCCCCACCGGTGCCACAGAAACGCCGCCGCCGATGCTGACCGGCTTGGCCGCAGATGCATAGTTGCTCATGTTGTTGCCGCCTCCTCCATGTAAATAATCTCAAAAATTGCCTGATACCGCCGTATCTTGCTCCGGGTATCCGTGTAGTTGTACTCCCTCGTACACTCGCAGCGGAACACCCCGGGCAGGGTAGGCAGCAGCCGCATGTGGGTACGCAAGCGCTCACTCAGGTCGATGGCGCCGAACAGGGTCGGCGCGCAGGACTGCACGGCCAGCGTTGCCCTGCGCAGATGCCCGTCCGCCGCATCGCCGCCGCCGGTGCGCTCCACCACAACAAAGGAGGAGGGCGGGCCCTTGGGCACCTCCGCGCTGACGCTCTCCGTCAGCCGCGCCGACAGAAAGCCGATGACAGTCGTCTCGATGCTCATAGTCCGTCCTCCCTTCGGTCGTCCGTCAGGCAATAG